AACTTAAAACTAAAAATATGGAAATTGCTCCCATTCTCCGTAAGTATCGAGATGATTACGCGAAATATATCTGTGGTATTTCTATAGGTATTGCAGCCATTTATGGTTTGGCTCGCGCATATCGTGCTTATCGTGATAATGAGCAAACTGTACAAGGGTCTTTAGAACCCAAAACAGAGACAGATGTCAAAAACAGAGATGCTGAAGTAAATGTTTGGACTGATGTGGTTAAGCGAGAGCTACCAATCAGTGACACTTCTAAACGCATGTCTGCTACGCATTTGGACAATGTTGTGCAGAAAGCTCTAGTGTATGGATCAATACACACTGAAGATGGGAATGGCATGGTCAATGGACTAATGCTATCGTCTAATGTTATTTTGATTCCAGATCACTATTTTAACGAATTTGGAGATGAACTTAAGTGTACTTTTAGAAAAAGAAATCCAGAAGCAAGTGGAGGTAAATTTGTGGCTAAGCTACATATTAAGTACTCGCACTTAATTCCGAACTCTGATTTAAGAGTATGCTATATTCCAAATGGGGGATCTTTCAAAAATTTAGTTAACTTCTTCCCTACTGAAGAAATGCCCTCCGTTCCATTTCGTATGCATTGGCGTAAGAAATCAGGAGATATGATCCTTGCTAAAGGAATGACCTCACCAGGTGTTGTGCAAACATGGAAGTCATTTAAGGGAGGATCGTATAAGAACTTAACAGTGCACACTTTTGATGGTATGTGTTGAGCTACTTTAGTATCCGACACCAATGGAAGTGTTATTATTGGAGTTCATCTTGGCGGAACTGCAGGCACACCAGTAGGTGTTTATGGAAGTATTACTCAGCAAGAATTATTTGTTGCATTTGAAGACCTTAGAAAGATGGAAGGTGTGATTCTATCCGGTGAAGCAGGAAAATTCGAAACAACTGTGCTAGGAGTGCAAGTGTTGCGTGATGATCCTCTTCATAAGAAGAGCGCACTTAACTATTTACCTGAGAATTCTCAAGTGGAATATTATGGTTCTTGTCCGGGTAGATCCGTGACAAAAACAGAAGTAAAAGTTACACCCATTAGTGAACACATCGTTGATGTGTGTGGGGTACCGAACATCTATCGAGGACCGAAGTTGAATCCTGACTGGTATGGATGGCAAACTTGTCTATCCAATTTAGCTGTACCAGCGCACCCCTTTTCCCAGGACTTATTAGAAATTGCTGTCAAAGATTATAAAGAACCACTAATTGATATCTTTAAGAAGGACATGTGGAAACATGCTCGTCCTTTAACAGATAAAGAGAATTTGTGTGGTATTCCGGGAAAGAAATTTATGGATGCGATTAAGCTAAATACCTCTGTTGGTTTTCCATTATCGGGACCTAAAAGGGACCATGTTATTGAATTGGAACCTACAGAGGAATGGCCAAACAACCGCGAGCTCGAGAAAGAGCTCATGGATGAG